TGTCGGATGTTGCAACCGAATCACTGCGCTGCTTCGAGCTCTGTTTTCTGGCCACGTCAGCAGTGGTCGCAGGTTCTGCAAACGCCCGGGTGTAGGCCACGATGCGTTGCAAGATGTCTTGGGCCGTCACCGGATCGGTGAGGCTCTTGATAAACTGGATGGTCTGGTCGTCATCGGCCACGGCGCTGCCGTTGAGGTCGTCCGTGACAGAAGCGGCGTCAGCCAGGGTCTTTGAGACCGACAGCACGTCGGCGTCCGAGGTCGAGGCCTGATCGGTGCGCGGCTTGCTCAGGCCAAGGACATCAACGTCGCCGACAGAGACCGAGTCGGTGCGAGACTGGCCAAACGATAGGGCCTTGGCGTCAACGGCGGCGGCAGCACTTGCTCGAACCTTGCCTACAACTCGGGTCGCCTGGTCCGTGGCCTGCTGGCTTTCCGTTAGGCCTTTGCCCACCGTTTTGACGCGGACATCCGCCAGCGTCACAGAGTTGGCGCGGGCCTTGCCAAAGCCAAGAGATTTGACGTCCGATGCGATGGCGCTATCGAAAATGCCCTTGAGCAACGCCAGGGTCGTCGCATCGACCGTAACCGCTTGATCTTGGATCAGCTTCTCAAATCGAAGCAGCGCAGCGTCTGACGGCTGAGTCGTGTCCGATGGGTTGCGTCGCAAGAAGAACTCGCCAACATCAACAAACGCCTGAATCGCCTGGGCTGCAGCCTCCGCCTTGATGGCGCCTTGCGCGACGGCGACCTGGATCGCCTCGATGAATACGCCGATCTTGACCACTTAAAAGTCCTGGCGAACTCGGAACTTCAGCAGCTCGTAAACCGTCTGAACTTCAAGCGATGGGAAGGTGATCTCGATTTCGCCTTCGTAGTCGCCAGCCTCGACGTCCAATGTGTTCAGGTTCCAGAGAAAGATGACCTTGCCGCCAATGCCGTTCGTGACGACGCCGGTCAGGGTGTCGAGCACTGTCGTACTGCCGGCCTGGCGAAAGCGCATGAGCACGTTCGCGCCGGTGATGTCGATGGCTGTGTCATCGAGCTCGTTGGTGAGCGTCAGTTGCAGCTGTGGGCGAGTGTCGCCTCGAACGAGTTTGATTTTTTCTGCCATGGCAAACCTCGGTCAGGCGAATGGATGGGGTCGAACTGAGAGACTGCCTTCGACCCGGTCGTGCAGCGCGCTGATCTTTGCTTTGAGAACTCCGTCGTCGAACAGGCGACGGTTGTAGAGCGCAAGCGCCGTATTGGTCCAGGCCTTGCCCGGGGTCGTCATCAGACGGGCCTTGGCGCCGCCAATAAGCGCGTCCCAGTACTTGATGGCCAGCTCATCCGGGATTGCCGTTGCAGACATCTCTGGCGCGTACGCCACACGCATCGTGAGCGTCTGGCGGTTTGCGCCAATCGGGATCGGGTAGATCCGGATTGTTCGATAGTCGATGCCTGCGTTGTAGTACGTGGGCTCAGAGCCCTCGGCTGTTTGCCAGTTCGGGATCAGCTCAAACAGCTGCGGCATGGTCACCGGGCGCAATTTGCGATTCGATGCCCAGACATCTTTGACCGCAACGACTCGAGCGTCCCTTGGCGTTTCAACATCAACCTCGTATTGCCGGTCGAGCACCTGCACTGGATCTTGGATCTCGTTCCAGGCGTGCGTCTCTTGGCAGAACTCGATGGTGGCTTGCACCAGGTGCTGCTTGACCAGCGCATCGGGAGCCCCAGGAAGATCGGGGAGCAGGAACGGAAGGAGGTCTTGTGTCTTCATTGATTAGCCCGCCCTGGGTGTCGGAGCTGGCGCGTTGACGCCACCAGAGGCCCATCGCAGGTTCGGGTTCACGCCCGTGATTGCTGTGGCCTGCGCATTGATGCTGCTGACAAACTGCTGGCCGTACATGTTGGACATCGTCAGGTTCGCCGCAGACTCGGCGTCTTTGGCGTACGAGCGGGCCAGGATGTAGTTCACCAGGTCATCGGTGTTGGACTCATCGACAGTTACTGTCGTGGCGTCGGTGCCGTCCATGCCGTAGCTGCCGGTGGCGGAGATCTCGGCAGGGTTGGCCATGTACTGGATTTCGACCCAGACGTTGGTCTCGGCCTTCACGCCTGGCGTGATGTAGAACACCTGCGGCGTGCGCGGGTCGTACACAAAGCCCGAAACAGTGGTTCCGGTTTCGATGTGCCAGTTCGGCGTGTTGGTGTCTAGGCTCTCGCGATCAACCAGGCGGATAGCCTGGCCGGGCTTGAGGCCGTCTGGGCCCATGTTTCGGACCACAGACATCAGCGCCATGCCAAAGATGTCAGCAGGCGCTGTTCCATCACCAGGCTTGACGTTGTCGGCCAGGATCTTGGTGATGGATTGCTTGGTGCCGGTGGCGAGCTTGATTGCATCAACCCTGGAGCACGACGACGGCACGTACTTGGCGATGGCCTTCTGACCTTCATTCAGCCATGCCACGAGCTCGCGCTGTGTCCAGCGAGTGAACTGGGGGCTGATGTCGTGCAGTTGGACGCCAACGCGGTACAGGACGTCACGGACAAGGGTTGGTGCTGCCATGGCTCAGGCCTTATTCGACAGAGAAGGGAAAGCGTTGGGTTTCGCGTGTGATGATCTCGCCGCCCTTGCCGAACGACATCAGCTCTTGCTTGGCGTTCTTCAGGATCTGAACGACCTCATCAGGCACTTCCACGGGGATGCCGCGGGGGATCTGATAGGCATAGCCGTTCAGCGACACGAACACGGCGTCAGAGCCGGCCTCGTCGTTGGTGGGGTGCACGGTGACCACGCGCATCTTCCCGGTCAGGTTGGTGTCGTGGTTCGCGCCCTTGACGGCCTTAGCGGCAGTCTTTGGCTTGGTGGTGGTGGCGACGGCCTCATCGGCCAGGGCCGCGGAGTCATCGAGGGTGGTTACTTTGGAATCGCTCATTGGGTTGCCTCACAAACAAAAAGCCAGAGGTTGCCCGCTCTGGTGTCGGGTTGGTCGCCGCATTATCTGCGACGCACCAAAAAGAAAAGGCCCCGAAGGGCCTTGTTGTCTCTGTGGATTCACCACATGTCCGGCCAGTGCCGGTTGCCTTTTTTGGCATTATCTTTTGCTGTCAGCACCTGCAAGTTGTGCTCAACATGAAGACCGCATACAAGTGAATTGTTCAGCGGCACGATGTGGTCGGCGGCGTGTTTGACGCCGGTCAACTTCTCGATCTTCTGCACGCTCTCATACACTGCGCGAATGGCGGATTGGTTGGCCCAGCACGGAGTTGCCTGCAAAACCAAGAGCCTTCGCTTTGTGTTGTGCAGACCCATTCCGTACTTGGTTCGCTTTACGACTTTTTTCCCGTCGATGACCACGGTTTTACTCACACCCTTGTAGTTGGGTTTGCTTTCTCCGCTGGAGATCTTGTACCCGCATTCCGTGGAGCATGCCTTGACGTGTGCATGGCTGGGTGGCGTTGAGAACTCCTTGCTGCAGCACTCGCAGTTGCGAGTCATGGCGGTCTTGTTACGTTCGTACAAGCACTTCTTTGAGCAGTATTTACCACCACCTGTGTCGACCTGGGATTGCACAGCATGGAAGACGCCGGCGCAGGTTGCGCAGGTCATCTCGATGCGTTTGCTGGTTGCGCTGCCACGCAGCTTGTATCCGCACTCTTTGGAGCACGTCCTTTTATTCTTGTCATCCGACCCGACCTCGAAACTGGTCGAGCAGACCTCGCAAACCTTGGTTTGCTTGTGCTTTGCCTCTTTCTCTGAGGCAATCAATCGGTTGCGACACTGAACGCCGCACGTCCTGATTCGACTCAGGCGAGCGGCAAACTCAGTGCCACAAACTTCACAGCATTTGACTGGCATAAACAACTCCTTGCGCTACAAACAAATTGTAGCATGGGGAGCTGTTTACACTTAAGTCAAATTAGGCGCGTGCGGCTACCTCGACCCTAATTTGGAATGCATCGTTCAAAATAACCGCCGTTTGCATGCCCTTCCAGGAGACGTGACCACGCTGGGCCAAAGGATCGGAATCCGAAGGCTTGGGGTTCACGACCATGGGGGTCAGAGCGAAGGCGCCCTTCAAGGCCACGAT